TCCACAATACCCGTATTATAATCTGCTGCCAATTGTCGAGTTTCTGCTTAAAAACAAACCTTTTGACAATAATGAGTCAAGGGTGATGTGTTACATGATGCATTACTCGAACAGTGATGGTGAGTATCATTGTGGGTATAGAGACAGGGCTATAATATGCAAGAAAATGAAGATAAGTGTAGACATGTATAAGGGCATTATGAGCAGCTTAAAGCGTCAAGGGCATATCAAGCGATGCAAACAGGCGCTAAGGTCACCTTACATAAGTTATGAGCTTGTGGGGGCCTTTAATAATCTGGCAAGAGCCAGTAGAGAGGGAAATAGGGTGAAGGTGAGCATAGAGATATGATAAAAATGGAGCGTTTTACCGCTTTTCGCTGACCAAATAGCTATATTCTCTGTGATTTTACACATACTTCTATTTAATGCTGCATGGGCAGTAGGATTTGATGACCTGCATATGCAATATTGAAGCAAAAATGATGATTAGTCTCCGAATTCCCCGAGCGAAGACACATTTCAGCATGGGCAGTAGGGGTTTAACGCTGCTCTACGCAAAAAAGGGAACCAAAGCTTTCGCTTTGGCTCATCCTTCAAGTAATCTTATAAGAGCTGCAACGTATTACGCTGTAACTTTTGCTTCAGAAGCTTTCATGAAGTAGTGTGCTTCAAGCTGTCCACGTCCGTTCTCACGAACTCGAACACCGCAAGATGCATCAACTAATTCAGAAGGCACGTCTTCAAGTTCGATTTCTTCAACTTCGATACCTGCAGAGTAAGCAAGGTTACCAACGTTCTCAAGAAGCTTAGCAGTGCGCTCAGCTGACTCAACACGTTTTCCGGTAGCTTTGTTTACTAAGAACTTCTCAGAAGACTCGTCATAAGAACGGAACTCATGACCTTTAGGAGCAATGCCTCCAGGGAAGTCGCTGATGTTCTTGTAACCTTTCAGATTCAGCCATGCGGTGATCTGTCCGAATTTGTTCTTTACAACAACCTTTAGCTGTCGAGTACGATCAGTCCATGATTGTTGTTCTTTGCTGAGTTCAATCCCAGCTTCAGTGATGATCACCTGGTGATCACCTGCTTTCAAGAGACCGCCAATCTCTTTCTTTGCTACTTTTATTGTCATAACGTTGTGTGTTTATTGTATGAACGGAATTGTCCATACAGAATAAAAAATAAATCCCCTGCATATGTTGCAAGGGATTGTGTATTGAATGCTCCGTGATCGCTGTTATCATGGTACTTGCAATTACTGATGGAGTAATTAATTCCCAGCGGTCACAGAGCACTCACAATACAAGAATAAAAATAAATCCACTCCCTATATGTTGTAGGAGTGGATTTGTATTGCTCTTGTAGTCCTGAATGAGTTGAGCGAGTTGTGTTCATAGCAGAGGGACCATGGTGGTAAACAATACAATAATCAAGATAAATCACTCCTGCATATTAACAACAAGCCATCAACATAACCCTTATCCATTAACTCTTTCTTCTTCCATTGGCAGACTGCATAGCTTGCATTAACCTGCCATTCATGAGTGATCTTGCCTTTTACCATGTAAACAATCTTCCAGAGATAGTCTTGCTTCTCCAGCTTCTTAACCACATGGTAATACTCGTTGAACTCATGTTCATCAATAAGGCATACATACTTGCCATTGTTGTACATCTTCAAAGAACCATTGAAAGCTATCAGCTTCCTCTCAGTTCCCAGCAACTTGTGCTTGACTTCATACGTTCCATTCATCATAGGTTGTAGGGTTATTGGTTTATGTTGTAATGTTTCTTCCGATCTTCAAATCTTATGTCTTGTCTTAATCCAAGCTTTAAGCATACTGATTCACCATCATCTACGCTGCCTTTCCATCTACATTTCTTTAGATTGAAATAACACCAGCGCAGATAATTAGGATCATTGTCAAATATCCAAGCAACTGTCTTGCCTGCATATTTTCCCCAACCCATTTGAGAACGCATTCTCATCACTGTTCCTTGTGCCATAGTATTTGTTATTAGTTTATGTTTAAAAGAAATGCAATGATACCAAAGACAAGATCGTATTAGTGAGTTTCTTAAACTCTTTCTCAAGTCTGAACCATCATTGCATCTATCATGTTGTGTATGACAAAGAAAAAGATAAATCTCTCAGCTTACGGGCCAAGAGATTCATTCATTAGCTTACTGCTGAATACACAGCAGCAAACAAGATCACAGCTGACCATGCAGCTAAGATCATTGCAGCGTAGACCTTGGCAGCCTTGCTGTCTTCGGTCCTCATTTGTTTTGTTGTCATAGATGTTAGGGTTATTGGTTGATATCAAAGACAACTATAAATCCTCAACCATCAAGCCCAAGCGCTCTGCCTCTTCGACTGCAAGTCATAACATTCTTCAAAACTTTTCAGTTTCCCTGCTCAAAAGTTTAGCACCCCCGGTACAGGCAGCTACCCCCCATGTTTCTGCACAGGGGCGGACTATTACCATACAGACCGGTACTTACTATTACCATACAGACTGGGAGTCACTTTATGGTACTTGTAAATGTACATTTTAATTGTAATAAGTCTGACAAGTGTAGATTAATGGATGTTTTTTCACTTGTAACAATACAATTAAAATGTAATGAGAAAAATCAGAAGCTATGTAGTGTATTTATATTTTTACTTGTTAATAAACTTATAAATATGAAACCAGAAGAAAGGGTAGCATTCATTATGACTACGATAGAGGTAGGGATACTGAAGAATGGGCTAGAGGCTCGGCAGGTGAAGGATGTGCTGAGGGAAGCAGGGATAATCATTCCTGATGGGCAGTATCAGAAGTACAATGCGATGGTATTCAAGAAACTTTTAAATAAACCAAAAACCATAGAAAATGAAAGACTTTAACTTAATTGAGTTGGTGAGGCAGAGTTGGAAGGATCAGCAGGAGGGGATATCGGTGCAGGAGGATTTGTATGAGTTACAGATACGGAACCGGGTAAGCAGGATAAAGGCAGATGTGAGAGGGAGCATGTTCATGTGGTTGCTTGGGATGGGGGCTGTAAGTTGTTTGTTACTTGTTGGAGCGGCTATTGTAGTTTCCGGTAAGGAGCATATGATTCATGATCAGCGGATGGTAATTGAGGAGTTGAAGGTCTGCCAGGACAGTGTGATGTTTAACTGTGTGCATTGTGGGTATGAGAACTGTTTGGGATTGAAGTAGAACTTTTCAACAAGTTGGATAATTATACAAATACTTCTTTGCAGTAAAGAAAGAGTATTTATATTTGTGCTTGTTTTCATGTTGATTGTATCATTAATGAAGATGGCGGTACTGTTCTGGTAATAGGGTTATTGGTGGAGTACTCCATCTTCATTTCTTAAAAACTTAAAACAATGGAAGGAACAAAAAACAAGCTAAGTGTTATTCCTACTAACACTTTCAGGACATGTACGACAGAGTACAGTGAGACGTGGGTAGATGACAGTATTAATGGGGCGTATTATAATCTGGCCAGGAATGATTTTAATTACTTGATGCCGCATTGTTTGCTGATGGGGATGTATGGGAGCCAAGTCAGTAAATATGATTTGTTTGTATTGGCTGCGCATGCTAGATGGAGAATTGATATTATGATATTTGAGACAGATGAAGATATGAAGTGTTGGATGGAAGACTTTGGTAGTGAGAAGATTTTTCACTACGTATACGTTAATGAGTGATGTTGTGTAATACTCCCTGGGAAGCCGCCAAGCTCCCGGGGATTTTTTTATTTTGTAACCAAATAATCTAAATATATCATGAGCACAAAGCAAGTTTCAATTCACAGATCGGAGCCGGAAATCAAGAAGATAGAAATGATTGATGGAGGCCGGAAGGGCATAAAAGTAACGTATCACTGTTCACAGAGCAGAAATGGGGTGAAGTCAGGTATTGAGTTAACAGAGACTCAGCAGCGCCCTGTACAGAAGGAGCTGAAGGTTTTATTTTCAGAACTCGTAGAACATCTGTTAAAATGCACAAAAGTGTATTGGGCTAATGATACGGTGAAAGCTATGCTGATGGATGGGGTGAGTGTTAATGGTGTGGTGATAACGGCCAAGGATCAGTTTCTGCTTATGGGAAAGAAGAAAGCGCTGGATGGCTATACAGCTACAAATACTCCGCTTATCAAAGATGACAATTATGATGGATATAATGCGGTAAGCGATATTATCAAGAAAACAATTAATGAGGCAAGAGCTTTTCTGACTGGACAAAAAGGAGCGACTAGTAAGGAGACGGTGATTAATTATTTGATAAATGTGAAGGGGAACTTGAATGCGGAGTATGATTATGCAAGTATGAGCAAAGAGGAAATAGAAACGTTTTTGAAAGAAGCTAATGAAGAATATGGCTTAGAAACAGTAGAAGAAAACGGAGAAACAGTTATTGGATTCAAAGACGTAACTGTTGAAATTGAAGAAAAAGAAGAGACCTTGGAGGCTGAGGAGACACCGCTCTTCGAGCCGGACGATACTGATACATTAACGCTATTGGAAGAGACCAGTGGTGATGAAGATGAAGACAAACTTGGTCAATTTATGAAAGAACCAACAGCAACCAAGAAAAAAACAAAAGCATGATCCAAAATAAAGTCTTTTTGAGACCAGAAGATCATAGGTACTTTGATTATGACGGCAATGAGTATGACAGCGTAAGCAAGGTGCTTAATTCAGTAGAGAAGAAGTTTGATGCAAAGAAAATGAGCAGACTGGTAGCCGGAAAAGGAAAGTATGCAGGATTAGCTGCTGATGAAATACAAGAGTTATGGAAACAAAATGGTAAAGAGCGTACTGGTCATGGCACGCGCATACATGATAGTTTGGAGCAATACTCAAAGACTGGGCAGATTGCCGAAAAGAATGAGGAGTTGTCTCCAATGATTCAAAGTATCTCTTCTGATTACCGGGAGTACTCTAAGGTGCATGATGAATGTATTTTGTATAATGACCATTATGGAGTAGCTGGTACTGCAGATAAGGTGCTTGAGATTGGCGGGAGCAAGTACATTGACATTGAAGATTACAAAACAAGTAAGGATAAAGGCATTGAATACTTCAGTAAATACAATAAGTACAAGCTGGAACCAATTACTCATTTGCCGGATTGTAACTTTATCAGGTACTCGCTGCAGCTTGCTATTTATGCTGTAATGTGTGAAGGATTAATGGGTGTCAAGATCAGAAGCTTGTGGATAAGATATATCCCGGCTGATGATCCATTGAATCATAAACGGATACCAGTGCCTTACATGAGAACAGATGCTTTAGCAGTATTGAATCACTATGTAAGTAAACCAATAATTATTAACCAACAAGAAGAACCAATATTTTAAAATCATGGAACTAACACCACCAGTAGTAAACTTAAATCAAGATGAGAAACTAGTAATTACATCTATTGTAAGATTCTCATTATGGCAGTTATTCAGGATGATTTATTTCAGGAACTTTGTAATAAAGCATACTGTTGTTTGCCAGGGAAAAGTACCGCCACATACTTCCAGCTTTGAGGCAAAAGCATTTACCAATAAAGAAATCATACTAGAAAAACACAAACAATGAGTTATTATCAACATGTAGGTATTCAATGCGGGCATACAGTTATGCTTAAGATTGAAAAAATAAAAGGAATGATAACAGGTATATGTATTCGCTTTGACCGAATACAGTACGAGTTTTCATATTTTCACAATGGTGATATAAAAATCATATGGCTTTCAGAGAACGAATTTGATCAAATTGTTGAAAAAGAAACAGCAGTTGGATTTAACAGATCACTAGTAGGAGCCAGTATAAATTGTCAAGACAATGAATCACCTTTTTAGCATAGCAAAAAACAATAAAGTAATACTTCGTCCAGAGTGCGTAAAGCTCTGTACGGAGTTTTCTTTTTTGACTGAGAAAGAGATGCTATGCGTTATTTTAGCTTATGATTATTGGAGTATCTACCGGCAGTTTCCGGAAGATGAGCGTCAGCGCAGAGCCCGGGCGCATGTATTTGGTAACGAAAGCGAAAAGATCTTCTTACAGCCAAAAATACAGCGGGCTGTTGAAGCTTATAAGTCTTTGCAGTATGATCCACGCAGAGAGCAGATCGCATCATACGAGCGGAAGCTGACTATGCTGAATGCTATTATTGATACTGTTACTGAAGATGAGCTGAAAAAACTCAAAGATGTAATTACTACTTCGAAAGATATCAGGAAAGCCATTGAAGAAATTCAAGTGGAATTATATCATGAAGAAGAAAACAGCGTTACGGAAACTGATGAAAATATAAAATTATCTTTTCTGGAAAAACTACAGAACAATAAAAATCGTTACCTTGAAGTCACAACAAAAAAGCTTTCGCTAAAAATCTAAATGGAATTTGCAGTTATAAAATCAGGTATAATCAAGTCGAAAAAATATTGTCCAAATCCTGTTGTTAAATATGGAATACCATCATATGCTGATTCAATCACGAATCCAAAATGCAAAGGAACCCCAGCGTACAACCAGTGGTGGGAAGAACAGATATATTATATCGTTAACGGGTACAGCACTGGCGGCATACATCTGCCTGGACGGTACTATAAGTTCGTCAACTTTGACACAATCAGAGGACTGGCAGGAGCCAACATGCGTGCTGAGCTACATGACTTCCAGTTAGACTATGCGTATCTCATAGAGCAAGCCAAAACAGAGCACAAAAACATTATCATTCCTAAAGCTCGCAGAAAGACCTGCACGACTATGAACGTGTGTATGGTGATTGACTATGGATACCGGTTTCAATTGAACTACAAAGGTGCTATTGTAGCCGGCCAGGAGAAGTTTGCTACTATTTTCTATAACGAGTGGAAGTATCTCGATTCAAAGGTCCATGCAGAATTCAGAATAAAAAACATTGGTGGAAAAGAAGATACGGTTGCCGGATGGAAACAAAAATTAGAAACAGGAGAAAACATCGAAAGTGGAACAAGGAACACTATTTATCAAAGAACTGTTTATCATGACTCAGGGGTACTGAAAGGCCTTACGCTGGATGATATCGTTTTGGAAGAATCAGGAGAAAACGAATTGCTGCAGGAAACTTATTATGATTCCCGGGACTGTTTGATGTTGGGTTCTGAGCAGTATGGGACGTTTCATATTTATGGTACTGGTGGAGATATGAACAAAGGAAGCAAAGGCTTCAGAGATATCTGGTACAATGCAGATAAGTTTAATTGCCTGAAGTTATTTATACCAGCTACCGTTTTTTTTTTTCCGTATTATGCAGGAGCTGTAGATCCCAAGACAGGAAAAAATAAAGAAGAAATTCCTAATCTGCAGCACTTGCAGCCACATCAGCGCGTGGGATGGAGTGATGAAGTAAGAGCGCTTATAGAAATAGAACGCTTAAAGAAGTTTTACCTGGATAGTGCTGATCTTGATTTATATTTCAAACACTGTCAGAATAATCCTACTGATGTAAAAGAAGTATTCAGAAAGAGTTCCGGGAACAACTTCGATATTATGAAGCTCAATGATCAAGGTCACAGGATCATGAGCGAAGAACCAAAATATCGTAAGTATAAACTAGTAGAAAAAGAAGATCAGCCAGGAGAAGTATTTGCGGAATTAGCAAACGATACAACTCCGGAAAGAGAATGTGTATTGATACTGGACAATGGGCATCCAGTGCCTGAATACAGATACTTAGACGTAGCCGGTATTGACTCATACGATCAGGATCAGTCCAAGAACTCAAAGTCGTTGGGTGCTATGGTAGTATTCAGAAGATTGCACAATATAGGCAATACTCCACAATGGTGCCCGGTAGCAATTATCAGAAACAGGCCGCCAAGAAAAGAAGATTTTTATGAAATGTGTCGGAAGCTGGCTATTTACTACAACATGATTGATGGAGTGCTTGTAGACGTTGCAAATGGTGTTATTATTCAGTACTTCAAAGAAATGAATTGCCAGCGCTATCTGTCAAAAGCACCCAAGAAATTTGAATCTCCCAATAGCGAAGCAATGAATGAATACGGGATGCGCCTTACAGGATTCAGTAAGCCCAGGATGATCTCTGCTTTACAGAGTTTCTTTTTTTCTCATGTAGAAAAGATTTGGTTTATCAAAATAATTGAAGAGGCACTTGATTATGATGAAGTAGAAGTAGATTCAGATAATGACATCATAGATGCATTGGGACTTGCACTTATGAAAGCAATGGATATGAATCAAATTGTTATCAGTGAAAAAGATTTATATGCAAGTAATCCGTATCAATATCCGGAATGGGGAATTAACAGGTCAGGAAATATTGTTGACAAGACATTGTTAAAAGAAATGAACGAAAAAGAACCATTAGGAAAATATGAAGATTATTTTTCTCGTATTGCAAGGATAGAAAAAAATGAACCGGATGAGGACTCAGCAAGCAGTGATATTTATTCGCTTTAATAATTTCTTACATTTGTATTAAATATTCCTTACCATCATGAGTAATCCAGTTTGGCCCAGGCAAGATATTCCAGAAACCAAAAAAAATAAAAAATGGTTTAAAGAGCATCTTGACTATGCTGAAATGCTGTTAAAAAACAGTGATCAATTAAATACAAAAATGGCTCGATTGTATGATAGCTACAATGGTAAATCAGAAGCAGAAAGCATAAGATACTTGGTGTCTACTTACGGAAAAGCAAATCGCAGTAAATATATTCCCTACCGGCTTTCTAAAACAAAACTCGATATTCTTATTGGAGAATTTTTAAAGACTCCTCTTAATGCTACAGTAAAAACTATTAATTCTGAGGCAATAAATGCCAAGATGAGCAAGTATGAATTGATGCTTGGCGCTATGAATGCCAAAGCAGAAATTGAGAAATTGCGTTCAGTTGGTGTAGATGTGCTGGAAGGAATGCCTATCCCGGATAAGAACGATCCATCAGCTTTTAGTAAGCTTTCATTCAAAGACAAGAATGAAGCAGTAATGCAGATCATGCTGAAAGAGTTTGTAAAAGAACTAGGACTGCATGGGAAGCTTAGCAATAATGTACAAGATTGTACTATTACTTCACGTTGCTATGGGAAAACTTCTATTAATAAACTTACAGGTGATATGGATTATCAGCCCATTGATCCACGTAACAGAATTTGCATGGAGTTTGAGCGTGATCCATTCATGGAAAGAAGCCCACTTATGGGTGCAGTAGATCGAGTGCCTATTGATAAAATATTGACTACCTACAAACTTACTAATGATCAAAGAAAAGAACTTGATACTATCCGGCAGAATCCGCAAAATTATATATCTGATTCACAGTACAGAAACCGGTATTCTTATAGAAACGGAAATTTCTGTGCTGATGTAATTCATATGGAATGGAGATCAGTTCGCCCTAAGTATACCAAAATTACTCCAAAGACAGAGAACCAAATGAACTTTGGAGATTCTACTGAAACATATAGTACTACTATGCAGCCAAGGGAGTATGAAGATAACCAGGAAAAATATGATACAATGGTTGCTGGAAAGAAAATGGATATCATTACTGAGTGGGAAGAAGACATGTATGAAGCTACAAGAATCGGTCATGCTATTGATGTAGATTGCGGCAGGAAGTCTTTTATCATGAAGGATGAAGATACAGGCAAGATACTTGGATTCTCGTACACAGGTCTTATATTCAATCAAGTTGACGGAGAAACTATTTCGCTAAAAGAAGTATGCGAGAATTTTGATAATGTGTTTGATGTTACTATGTACCAATTGCTAAAAGAAATCAATAAGGCAAAAGGTAAAGTTATTGTGTATGACCGGGCTGGACTGCCTAAAAAGACTACCGTAAAGAACGTATTGTACAATGCTCTCAATGATAGTTTCATTGATTATGATTCATCTGCTGCAGGAAACATGTCCGGTAAGGATCTAACTATAAATAATATTTTCAAAGAAATTGATCTTGGTGTTTCTAATTCATTTCAGTATTTACTGCAAATGAAAAACGAAGTAGTGAATATGCTGGATATGATTACTGGTATTCATGGAGCCAGAGAAGGTAAAATTGCTGCTTCTGCTACTGTAGCTAATTCTCAGCAATCAGATGAAGCTTCAAGGACTATTACGGAGCCAATGTTTTATTACTTGACTAAGTATGCAGAAAAAGTAATGATGAATATTCTTGAAACAGGAAAACTTGTATGGGGTATATATCAGCCGAATAAAGCAAGGATGATACTTGGAGATGAAAAGTATCAGTTCTTACAAGTTACTCAGGATATTGCATTTGCATGTTATTCTCCAGAACTTGTTAATCCACGCTGGGAACAGCAGATAAGAGAGCGCATGCGTAAGTATGCCGAGTTTTCTCTTAATGCAAAAGAGCTCAGAATACAAGACGCTTTGGATTTTGAACTAGCAGAAACACTTGCAGATGCAAAAGCCGGGTTACGTAAAGCATGGAAAGAAATCAGTGATGATCGCGCTAAAGTTGCTCAGCAACAAATGATGGTTGATTCAGAAAATGCCGAGAAAGCACAACAGACTCAGATAGAGCTTATGCGTGAAGATCGGGAAGACAAGCAGCAAGCTGAGATTGATAAGATAGTGGCAAAAGCCAAAGCTGATATTACTGTTTTAGTAGCTAAACAAAAGGGCGAATTGCTACTTGCTAACAACGAGATGGATAATAATGTTGAAAATTCAATATAAAATTATGTATTGAGTGATTATTTTAAATACATTTGTATAAATATCCAACAAAATGAGTGAAACAGCAACAGAAAAAAAAGCTTCCTTAGAAGGATTAGCAAATCTTAGTTCTGAAGATTTCATGAACAGTATATTTCTTGATGAAGGATCTGCTAAAAAAGAAGAATCTGCTAAAGCAGTAGAACCTGTAGCTGAAAAGAAAGAAGATGAGAAAAAAGAAATCCCAATCGTTTCTGATACGAAAGATATCCAAGATGGAAAGACTACTCCAGCAAACGAACCTGCCGACAAGAAAGAAGATGCAGAAAAATACAAAGGAAAAACTCCTGAAGAAATAGTTGTTTTAAAAGCTACCGAAACAGAAGAGAAACCTTTTGTACCAGAATTCAAAATTGAAGGAGAAGTAAGCACAGAAGCTGAAAAAGACGGCTGGATTGAACTTGCAAAAGAAATTGGCTTTGAACTTCCAGAAGACAAAGAAGAATTATTCAAAGAAAAACTTGATGAGCATTATAAAGGTAAGTACGAAGCTCAACTTGGTAAATATGCACCCGAAGCACAACAACTTATTGAATTTTTAAACAACGGTGGAACGCTGGAATCTTTCAGAGAACCACTTAAGCCGGTAAACGAACTCAAAGCTCTTTCTGATGTAGATCTTATCACAAAAGACCTTGAACTCAGAAAGTGGCCTGAAGATAAAATCGTGAAAGAGATAACACGTATGACAGAGAATGATGAAATTGAAACTTCAGCATTTAAGTTACGTGAATCTCTTGATAGGATAGAGCACGATATCAAAGAAAAAGTAATTTCTCAACAACTCAAATCGAACGAACGTCATACTAAATTCAAAGCAACGGAAGGTGATCAGCAATTGGCAGCCGTGAAAACTTCGCTTAACACAGTGAGCGAGTACATGGAAACGCCTATTTCTGATAAACATCGTAACTACATTGCAGAAAAGTTCAAAGCCGGCAAGTATGCCGACTTACTAAAGGACCCTAAAGCAATAGCCGATTATCTTCTGTATAACGAATTTGGCAAGACCGGTATTTCGAATATAAAGAACAACGCAGAGAATAAAGCCAAACTGAAGTACAAATCTGACCGGCACAATATCCCGCCAATACAAAATCCTGGTGGATCAGCTACGTCTGAATCCAAAACCAGCAAAGAGGCAGCGGGCAACTGGGGAGCACTTGAAGGTTTTAACGATGTTGTTTTTGGCCAAAAAAACAATTAACCTTTAATCTAAAAAAATTATGTCATATTATAATCCAGGTAAAATTCAGATCAAGCAAGGCACATGGGCTGAAACATGCACCGGTGAGTCAAACTTGACTGAAAACCAAATGAAAGCACCGGCAATCCGTGATTTCATCGAATATGTAAACCAACGTATGATCTCTACTCTCTTAGTATCAGGAGCAGTAACAAAGTACGGACTTGGTTATGTACCTACTAAGATCGGAAAAATTGACGATTCAAAACTAATTGGTAACAATGCTTACCAGTTTGATGTTTGGTCAAGAATTCAAAAAAACGTAACTATCAACTCACAAGTTGGAGGTACTGCAGCTGACGGAACATTTACTCTTTCTGTTGCAGACAACTACTGGTACCCAGGTATGAACGTATTGTTCAATGGCGCTGGCTTTCAAGCACGCGTTATGAGTGGGCCTGTAGGATCTACTGGTAATTATCAGTATGTTCTTCAATCACCTGATGGAAATTTGTTTGTTTGGGCAACACACGTTGCTGGACAAGGATCAGTAAAAACAGCTATGGGAGGTTATTCTTCTTATGGTGAAAAATCACTTCGTGGTTACGGTCGTTCACATTTCCCTGACAGCTTCCTTCAACACATGACTACACAGCGTAAGAGCACTTCTATTTCTGGAGGCGCCAACACTGATGTAACATGGTACGAATGGGCTGGACCTAAAGGTGATGTAAAGGGCTGGAGATATGAAGCAGAAATCCAAAATGATGCAGTTTTTATGAATGAAGATGAATTCCAGAAATGGGAAGGTATCTCTTCAATGAAGAGCACAACCGGAACACTGCTTACTGTATCACGTTTGATTGATTCTGAAACAGGTTTACAAATCATACAAGGTGATGGCGTTATGCAACAAATTGGTGGTGGTAACGTAACTTCCGGAAGCGGAACAAACGGAGAAGCTACTATTGATGACGTTGCTGACATGATGAAAACAATCCGTAAAAAATCCAATATGATGAATGGTCTTATCCATTGCGTAGTAACTGGAGAAGACGGATTCAGCAACCTTCAACGTATCCTTCCTCAATTAGCTGGTAATCAGAATGTACAGTTAGTACAAAATGTTACTCAGACTTCTGAAGCTGGAGGAGCAAAAGTTGATGTTGGATTCAATTATCAAGCATTCAATATTGATGGTGACCAAATGGTTGCAATCAAGCATCCGATGTTTGACAATGACCAACTGTACACTGAGCGTGGATCTGATGGAAACTTGCTGAAATCTTCTGACTTGATATTCCTGACATCTTCTGTCGGTGGTAAAAAGAATATGGAGATTCTTGCAAAAGGAGCTCGTGGAGTTAACCGTTCTTTGATCACTAAGTACTTTGATGGTATGAGTGGTGAAAATAAAGGACAAGCAATTTCACAAGAAGATACTATCACTTACGCACAGTTAAAAGAAAACATGATAGTAGTGTATAACACTAATATCTGTGGAATCATTAATAAGTCTTAATGCGTTCTTTAACTTAGTAAAAGAAAAAAGGCGGGACTTCGTGTTCCCGCTTTTTTTATTATAACAACACGAAACAAAACAAGTAGCTATGTCTACAACAAACAGCGGAGAGAATGAAGGCGTGCAAACTCCCAAAAAAACTGCCAGCAAAACAAAAATAGGTAACGAACCTATTTACTTTGAGTACATTGATGGAAACAATTACAAGCACAAAGTTGCAAACATGAACAATCCGTTCATCTGCAAGCGTAAAGGAAGTGTTGAAATTGAATGCATCAAAAAAAGCAACACCAATCCACCCAGGTTTTCTATTTCTACAGTACATGACAAAGAGTTGGGATTAATCTTTGGAGTACCACTTGGAATTGATTCCAGAACAAAAGAGATTCGATGGGCTAGGTTTGTTGTTGAAGATTTCAAGCGTTATGATCTAAGCAAAAAGCAGGATGCGGTTGAATGGACTATTGTTAGCCGCGCTCCATGGCTGGCAGGATCTCCTTTTCAGAGAGGGAAGTCACACTTCAGGATGTATGATCGGGAAGCAATTGCTAAAGAAGTAATTGAAACCAGTACGCTACGTTCTAAAGCAGAAGAGTTGGCACGTAAGTCAATTCCGCTAGAAGATCTTTGTGATATGTACAGAAACTTCGGTAAGAACCCTGAAGGATTTTCGTATATCATGCTGCAAGCGGAGATGATTAAAATTGCTCAAAGAAGTCCGAAAGATTTCTTGAATATCTGGGAGAATACTAATCGTGCTGTACTTACAAGTTTCAATAGAGCAACTCAAATGGGTATTGTTGAATACAATGCTGTTAAAGGTGGTTACTTGTACAAGAATTTGCCTTTAGGCTTAACTGATCAAGCTGCAATAAAGTATTTATTAGAAAATAAAACTTTGCTTGCACAGATTGATCTTCAGTCGAAGGAGCTTGATACAGTAGCTATCAATATCAAAAAGCAAACAGATAATGAAAAAGAATTTTTTGGTACTCAAGATGCAACTGAGGACGTTGAGTTAGTAGAACTCAGGATGGCTGCAAAAGTATTAGGTATAAAAAATGTTCCCGGCTTTACAAAAGCAGAACTTCAAAAAGAAGTTGATGTTTTGTCGGAGAATGTGTAACTAAAAAATAAGTATTTTATAAAGAGGGATTCATTCCCTCTTTTTTTTTAC